TGACAGTGATTGGTTAATTAGATACTGCCACTTCACACAAGAAGATAGAAGATTAATGAACATCTCTTATCGTATGACTGCAGGAGTTTCTATTGGTAGAGCTTCGCAGCGATTTGTATCTAAGTACATGTATGATGCTGAGAAAAAAATTCTAAATGAGAAAAAAGATTTAGATACTATCATCAAAGAAGAATTAGTTGAGTATGATAAATACCAGGCTCACAATGAAGCTGATAAAGAACAACATGAAGATACTAAAAACTATTTAACAGATATGATTAAGATAACTGTTAAAGCTGTTCAAGATATTGGATTGGATAATGAGTCAGCCAGTGAGAGATATTGCTCACACAAATTTAAAGATATTATTTTACCTAAGATTGGCAGAATAGATTACGAAGATAATAAAAATAAATTTATAGAATTAAAAACTAAACACAGATCAAAAAGAAAATCAGATACTAAAGCTGGTTACTCTTGGATCAAAGGTTATCTTCCTAAAGCACCTGATGTTAATCATGTTAAGCAATGTGCTTTCTATTGGAAAGCTACTGGTAAAACTCCTCACTTGCTTTATGTTAATCAGGATAGCTACAATGTATTTACTCCTGATACTTGTGAACTATTAACTCCTGAGTATATGGATTTTTTAGTACAGCAAGATTTAATTAAAGCTAAGATCAGACAGAATCTTGTTTATCTTTGTAAAGGTAATCCATTTGAAATGGCTAAGTTAGTTCCACCGCCAGACTTCTCAGGGTTTATGTGGAAAGATATTCAAGATGAGTATGTGCGTAAGGCAGCTAGCCTTTGGGACAATATATAAATGGTAAAACTATGTGTAGGAATATGGATATAAATTATTATCACAAACAACACGATAAAATAAAACAACAGTTTCGTCATGATATTATTATGCGTAAACTAAAAGAAAAGGAAGATAAGGAGTTTAAAAATATGTTTATTAAAATAGCTTTGATTGTGGTTATAGCTTTATTGATACTAACTATAATCGCTAACTAATGAAAGTAATTCTAATGTTAGTAATGATGAATGGCACAGTCTATAACTTAGGCTTTGATGTTCAATCTTATGACACTAGAACTTGCGATAAGTTATTTGACAGTATAACTTACAAAGGAAAAACAAGTGGTAAGAATAAGATGGGTACTTTTTATAAATCAAAAGAAGTATTTGCTCATTCTTGTTCAATAGAAAAAACAACTAAAGGAAACAATGAAAGAAAAAATAAAACAGGTTAATGATTTGTGTGCAGCCAATGGCTCATACGTTAATCAACATGGTAAGAAAACAGTATCAGCTTGGTCAAAGATTAAATACTTTAGAGAAGTATTTGGTACTGAGTTTGGTATTAATTGTGTAATACAAGAACACTCTGATCGTTATGTTATAATGAAATGTATTATAACTAAATCAGATCCTGAACATATTGTTGCAACAGGCTACTCTAAACAATACAGAGATAAGCCAGGCTACTTAGAGATTGCTGAAACGTTTGCAATCACACGAGCTTTAAGTTTCATGGGTATTCTTCTTGAAGATGTAACTTCAAAAGAAGAGTATGAGGAATTAGAAATTCCAGTACAGCCTATGAATACTAAAGGTACATCATCAGCCAATATTAGATATGATGAAAGTACAATTAATGAACTGATTAAGAAAGTTCACTACGCACCGCACACAGCGAAACTAGATTTCCTTTGGCGTGCCAACAGAGAACTAATTGATCAGATAAAAATAAAAGATCTTGCAACTTACAATTCTATCTTGAATAGATTTAATAGTAAGCGTGATGAGATCACAACTCAAAATGAGGTATAATAATGAACGACCAACCAAAGAGTAAGATATATTTAAATCTTATTCCAAACGTAAATAAAAAAGCAGGCGATAACCAACCAGTAATGGTAGCACCTAATTCTCCAAAAGCTCCAGAAGGAAAAAATTGGAAGATGAATGTGAACATTAACAATGAGTGGTACGACTACTGTGCGTTTGATGGAACAGACATAGAAGGTAATCCAACAGGTGGATACACTGTGATCTTAACTAAGAAAGAAGCACAAGCAACAGCAGGAGCAAATAAACAAGGAGGATTTAAAGCTGGTGGATTTCAAAAGAAACCATTTACAAGCAATAAGTCTTTCGGTAATAGACAATACTAATAATAGGTAACACTATTATTCATTCTATCCCTAGGGTTTTTCATCAGGCAGTCATGCCTACCCTTTCACGTTGTTTCCCTAGGGGTAGAGTAAAAAACAGAAAAGGATATATGACTACTAAAGAAGACTTTGTGTCTATTGAAGAGAAGATACAAAAGAAAATTATAAAAGATCGCCAAGAAGATTATGGTGATTATGAAGAAAACTTTGCATTACTTGCAGAGCTATTCTCTATAGTTCTATTTAATAAAATTAAAGTGGCATTAGATCCAGAAGATGTTGGTCATATAATGATGGCACTTAAACTTTATAGATGCACAAAGAAATACAAAGCAGATAGCTATGATGATCTAGCAATCTATTGCAAGATGACTAAGCAATTAAGACAAAAGAAAAAACAATGAAAGTTGTTAGATTAAAAAAAGGTGAATGCACTTTTACTTATGTAGAAGAGTTTGACACAGCAGAACATGCACTTGATCCTGATAAACGAGGATTGTTTATTAAGGTTAAGATAGGAGAAGTTAAAGTTAGATCAACAAACATACGACAGAAAGAGGATAATTATGACACCAAAAGAATTCAAAAAGGAAATTAAACTAAGATATACATTTAATAGTTTTGCAAACTTAGATGCCAGAGAAAGAAAGATTTATCGTACAGGTTTTAGAACTGGATATAAATTAGCAAGAGATTATTTTAAATCTAATTTCAGATATAAACAAACAGTTGTTAAAGAAGTTATTAAGTATGTAACTATTAATGATGTGATTGTACCTGAGAATGTTAAGAAGATGTTATCTATTGTTGCCAATCAACTCGGAATAGATGTTAATGAAATCTTAACAAAGACTAGAGTTCAATCAGCTGTTATTGCAAGATCAATTCTTATAAATGTTTTAAGAGATAAATACTCTATGCCATTTACAAAGATTGGAGTTATTCTTGGTAACAAAGATCATACTACTATGATGCACCATGTTAAGATGAAAATTAATAAGCAACATTTCTGGAAACCAGATCATATTATCTGGAACAGATATAAGTATGTGATGGATAATGTTAAGTAATTACTTCTTAAATCCTGCTAATAAACTCTTATAAGACTTTTTAGATATAGTAGATTCAGATTTAGATCTAGATGTGCCAGCTTCTTTACGTTTGTTAATATTATAATACAAACCTTTCTTAGCCATCTTACCTTCTTTTGTTTTATGATATTTAGATTTATCCATATTATCTTGCTAGCAAAGATTTAAATCCTTTAGCCATCTTTCCTGTTACACCTTTAATAGTTCCTTTATTCTCTGATGCGTAGAATACAGCTTTACCTTTTTCTTTACCATATTCCTTTTGCATTTCTGCTAAAATCTTTTTACCTTTTTTATTCAGTGGCATATTTATGTTTACACTTTTGTTTCTTTAAATATTCTATATACATTTCCATACGTTTGTCATTATTATTGTTACTTACAAGTGCTTGTTTCTCTTTAGCTCTTACATTATTAAAGTAAATTTCATAGCAACTATGCTCTAATGAATGACAGAAGTTTAATTTTTCTGCATTTATAACCCAACCACCTTCATTACTTAAATGTTCTTTGCCACAGATATGGCAGTTACCACAGCTTTTTAGTATTTGTTTTCTCTTAGCCAAGACTAACTCTTCTTATGTCTTGCAGCAAAGTTTCTGGCAGCTTCTTTACTTGAGAATCCCCAGGCTTTAAGTGCTAGCTTTAATCTTGTTGGCTTACCAGATTTAGAAAGTAAAGATCCCTTCATTCCTCCAAACCTCGCAGCAAAAGAAACTCGTCTTGGATTAGTGCCTGTTTTTACAGGAGCTTTTAAATTAGATCCTTCAGTACGATTAAAATATTTTCTACCTGCTTCATTCAATCCACCGCTTGGATTCTGATACATTTTTTTAACCATTATAATTTTTCTCTAAAAGGGTTGTAGTCATTCTCATTTATCTTAACACACTTACATTGATTCAGTAAAGAACAGAATCCTTTGCTTAACCAAAAAATACATTTGCTAATTCTATTTGTAATCATGTAAACTTCTTTCCTTTTTTTATAAACTTTTTAAATTTTACTATTCGTTTTCTTTTTACTACAGGCTCACCAATTAACCAGTTACTTAACTTGATTAATAATAATTGTATCATCCTCTACCTTGACCAACGTAAGGTTTATAAGTTTTATTCTTATTAACTTTCTTAGTATGTCTGCCTCTTCTTTTCTTAGGCGACTTTCTTATATGTTTCCCTTCAAGATTTTTTTTTGCCATTCTTCTTCTTTAGTTTTACTTTAACATTAGATCCTTGCTGCGAAAGTAAAGATACTTTCTTACTATACATTTGACCAGACGCAGTCATGATCTGATCACTCATCTTGCTAATGGATTAGATGAACTTGCTCTAAGTTCTTTCATTTGAACTTTTAATAATTCAATTTCTTTTTGTGCAATGGCTAAGTCTTGTTTAATTTGACCAGCTTTAGCAGGATCAATGCTATCAATCTTTGACATGATCTCTCCATACTTAATAAATCCACCACCAATAGTACCAATGATTGCAACTGTAGCTATAATCTCTTTAAGATTACCTTTAATTTTATCAAACATATTATCCTCTTATTCTTTTTAATTGTTCTAGTTGAATGATCAATTCATTCTGTTCATCTTCTATCTCTTTTAGTATTTTTTGTCTAGCAACTAAAGGATCTTTAGAAATATAATTGTTTAGATTAACATTAATATACACAGCCTGTTGTTCTATATTAAACTGCATAAAGAAATCAGGATTAGGTACACCTGCCATTTGCCTTTGAACATAGAATGGTTTAGATTCATATACACTTAAACTAGGCTGATTACCTTTCAATGCGTCAATCTTTATCTCTTGTACTGATTTCACTTTCACTTCTGCTATCTTTACTTCTGCTCCTACTTTATTGTCTGTTAGTTTTGTTTTTACTTCCTGTTGTGTACTTGTTACAGTTTGTTTTTCTTCGGTTACTGAAGTCTTAGTTTCCTTTGGTGTTTCTTTAGTTTCTTCTTTAGTAACTTCTTTAGGTGTTTCTTTAACAGTTTCTTTTGTTTCTTCTTTAGCTGGTTCAATCTGTTGCTCTACAATTTTCTTTTCTTCTACTGCTTGTTGAACAACTATTGGACTTTCTATTATCTCAACTACTGGAGTTATTACAGGCGTTGCAACAGGAGTAACTACTGGTTCTATAAATTTAATCTCTTGAACTACTGGTGTTATGATTGGTGCAAGAACAATAGGAGGAGTTGGATTAGTTACATAAGTAATACTTAAAGTAGGATTCATTAGATCGGCAGCTGCATGATATGGAGAATTTGAAGATTCATAAAAAGAAAACTTACTTGTTATACTATAGTTGTCTTGTATGTTTTTATCTACAACAGCTACGTTAGTATAAGTGTTAAAGTAAGTTGAAGTGTAAGGTATGATTCTATTCTGTGTTGTTCCTACACCACTAGGATCTGTTATTATTTGCGTCATAGTAACATTCTGATTAGGATTGCCAGACCAAAACCAAACATCTACACCTTGTGTTGAAGTAAACCCTTCATTGATTTGTGCTTTAGATAAACCTACATTAGTTAATGATATTGTATTCTGAATAGACTGACCACTCACACCAGCAATAGTTTCATTACCATGAGTAGATGATAAGTTACTTCCACTCCAACCATTTATAGTTGTAAATACTTTTGGTGTTAAGTTTGTAGTTGTTGTTGTTTGAGAATGTGCTGTACTAGAAAGAAATAAGAATAATAATATTTTATTTATACTCATCTTCAATCCAAGTGTATAAGGAATTGAGTAAGTAAACTGCTAGGAATATATATAGAATTAAAATCATTTAATTTCTTTCTTTGCTTCATCTTCTTTTTTCTTATCTTCTATGATCTTTAATTTTTCAACGTATAAATTATAATCTGGTCTTAGCTTGTCATACTTTAACCACTGTGCTGTTGCTTCGTTTCCAATCTTACCTTCAAAGGGACATGGTGTTCCTGAGTTCTCCATTGAATGAAACACTCTTGGATCTTGGCAGAGAATAGAAACTGCTGCAACCTTCATACCTAAATCATTTAATACTTTTGATAATTTAATTCTTTCGCAGTTCTCATCTCTTGTATAACTACCACCTGATATACCAACTCCAAATGTAGATACTCCACCAGAGTAACCAACCACACACAAGTCTTGAGAATAAGCAGACATAGATGGAGCTGTTGCCATTGATGCTACTCTTGTATCACCTGAGTATGCGTTGTTAGTAGAATTAGTTGTAGTGTTTACAGATGAACCAGATTCATAAGTTGAACTAGATGTAGATGTATAACCACCAGCTATTGAAGTGTTAGAACCTGAAGTATTATTCTGTGTAGTTTGTGATGATGCAGATAAACTTAATGCAAAGATAAACACTATGAATAAATAGATAACATTCTTATTCACTGTTTACTCCTGCTTCGTTGTTGTAGATCTATTAGCGAGAGATTTTGCGATACTCTCCCCAGATCTTCCAACTACATACCCTCCCAAACCTATTTGTAATAATGTCCACACATCTCCTGGCAAATCTATTGTGATTGCCGCACCAAAAAAGAACTTAACTATTGGACCAAGTATGTAGTTCCATATTAAAATAAATATAAGAACATACATTAATAGTGGTCGCCATGATGCAGTAAACCATCCTGCTTTTGCTTCAGCCTCTACGATAGACGCTGCTGCTTTTAATTCTTGTGTGCTTGATTGTAGTAATTGTGTTTGTAAATCTGCTTTTAACTTTGCTTGTAAATCTTTATCAGGTACTGATTTTTCTATTGTATTGAATAGTATCTTAGCAAGAGGTGCAACTGCTCCTAACATTTGTAACATTTAAACCTGACACTTTCTAACTAAGTTAGACAACTCTTCGCATCTGCTTGGTGTTTGTCTATACCATGCTGAGTTCATCATCTCTGCAGCAGCTCGTGTATAATCAAATTCGTTTAAGGCTGCAAACATATTCTTGAACTTAGAAACACCAGTCTTTCCTAGTTGAAATACCATCTCAATAATAACTCCTTTAACAAGCATAGGTAATGGTGATGTACCTACTAATTCTTCCATACCTTGCTTAGCTTTATTAAAATCTTTATCAAATAATTCTTCTAATATATCTTTGTCGTAGATAATACCTTCTTCAAAATCATCATCTTCAGTAAGTAGATGACCATAGCCAATGGTAGCTTTACCTAATGAGTCAAGGTAAACCTTAGCTATAAAACCTTCGTGCTTTTTAATTCTGTTTTTAACGTCTTCGTAATTCATTTGATTAATATCTTACCATCTTCATATACATAAACAATCTTAACATTTAAACCTTTTTGTATTTTAGATGGTGATCTATTTATACGATCATTCTTTTTGTGTGCGTATTTAGTAGCTGACTTTCTGTATGATACAGTCTTAACGTCATAGTTGTGATACTCTTTTGT